GTTTTTTTTTTTTTTGGTAAAATGAGAGAAAAAGGAGGTGGTATCATGGCATACCGCAAGACCGTAAAACCGAAGATCGACAAGAAAATTTTCACCAACACCGCAAAGAAAACCAAAAAAATCAACGTGAACCCGAAACCGAGCAGAGGGGGAATCAGACTGTGAGCAAAAGACCGTATCACCAAAAAGAACCCGGTATGATAAAAGTAAGATATGCGATCAACATCGAAAACAACATGCTGGAAGAAATCGAGGACGTAAGCCAGACACTGGAGATACCAAGATCAAAAGTGACAAGGGCACTGCTGCGCTACGGTCTCGATAACATCACCACAAATCAGATCTACGAACTGGGAAAGGAATAAACTATGATTCTCGAAATGTACGCAATCAAAGACGAACTCGCAGGAACCTTCGGAAACATCATGGTAATCAATCCGAAAGTCGCGCAGCGCACTTTCCACTGGCTGACCGAAGAAAACGAAAAACAGGACTGTGATGACAAGCGAATTTACAAGCTTGGCATGTACAACACCGAAAGCGGCGAGATCGCACCGCAGGTGCCGGAACTGGTCTACAACATCGAACAGGAAAAGAAAGCCATGCAGCAGCCGGAAAAGAAACCGGCACGAGGTAAGAAAGCATGAAAATCTTCAAGCCATACGAAAAAGAAAAACCGGAAGTCCGCTGCAACTGCTGCGGAAACATCATGGAACCGGAATACAAAGAGCGGTACGACGAAAACGGGCATCCGTACCTTGAAAAAGTCGGAGAAGTAAACACCTACGAAAAAATTCAAAGCTACCGCGACCAGTGCGACATTATGGCAATCCTCAGCCGATACGCAGCAGGCGACGAAAGCGCACTAGCAACGCCGGGTTACTACATCGACACAACGAAGCTGCCGAAAACCTACACAGAATACCTGAACATGATGAACGAGCAGCGCGAGAAGTTCGACATGCTGCCGCTGGAGATCAGGCAAAAGTTCGGCATGAACTTTCAGAACTGGGCAGCAACCGCAGGAGAAGACGAATGGCTCGAAAAAATGGGCATTTCGACGAAAAATGAAGCTGCAGCACAACACCCTGATACAGCAGTATCAACAAAAAACGAGGTAAACGCAAATGAACAGAAACAGTGAACAGCACTATGCACAAGTACCTCATGCGGAAATCAGACGCGCAAAATTTCAGCGTGACTTTAACCTTTTGACCACGATGAACGAAGGCGATCTAGTACCGATCTACCTCGACGAAGTATTGCCGGCCGATACCTTCAAGATCAACCTGAATGCGCTGGTGCGTATGGCAACTCCGCTTTATCCGGTCATGGATAATGCGTATATGGACTTCTACTTCTTTTTTGTGCCTGCGCGCCTGCTGTGGAAGCACTTTCAAAACCTCATGGGCCAGAACGACAGCACTTTCTGGGCAGAAACGACCGAGTACACGACTCCGGTAACGACCGCACCAGAAGGCGGGTGGAACGTGGGAACACTGGCTGATTACTTCGGAATCCCAACAGGCGTGAGCGGCCTGAAGGTGAACAGTTTGCCGTTCCGGGCGTATGCAAAAGTTTGGAACGAATGGTTCCGTGACGAAAATTTACAACAGCCTGTAACCCAAAGCATGGACGACACGACCACAACCGGCGTAAACACCGGCACGAACCTTTCAGACGCAGAAGCGGGCGGTCTGCCGCTGAAGGTCTGCAAGTACAAGGACTATTTCACAAGCTGCCTGCCGTCTCCGCAGAAATCTACAGAACCGGTACAGCTGCCAATGACAGGAAACGCACAAATTGTATGGCCAAACAGTGCAGAAACCATGGCAAATGGAGAGATTTTCCAAGACGGAGGCGGAAACCTCGAAAACATTCCGATAAACTCAAACATGAAACTCACGGCATCAAAAAAGAACAACAAAAGCGGAAAAGCGCTTGTAATGTTCGGTGGGCAAACAAACGCGAGCGAAACAAACTACAGCACAATGCAAGCAGACCTGAGCACTGTCACAGCGGCAACAATCAACGATCTCCGGCAGGCAATCGCAGTGCAGCACATCTTCGAACGAGATGCAAGAACCGGAACCCGATACAAAGAAATCCTGAAAGGTGCATGGGGTGTGACCAGTCCGGACGCACGTCTTGACCGATCTGAGTACATCGGTGGGCACAGAATGCCGATCAACGTGAATCAGGTCATTCAGACCAGCAGCACAGACAGCACATCGCCGCAGGGAAACACCGGCGCTTACAGTATGACGACCTTAAGCCGGAACATGTGCACGTACTCGGCAACAGAACATGGTTATGTTCTGGGTCTGGCAGCTATCCGCGTAGATCACAGCTATCAACAGGGACTGAGCAGGCTGTGGACGCGCAATACTCGATTCAGCTACTATGATCCGATGCTTGCAAACCTCGGTGAACAAGCAGTGCTCAATCAGGAGATCTATGCACAAGGCAAGCCGCAGGATGAGGAAGTTTTCGGCTATCAGGAAGCATGGGCAGACTACAGATACCGCACCAACATGGTAACAAGCGAAATGCGCAGCACCTACGCGCAAACGCTGGATGCATGGCACTATGCGGACAAATACGACGCACTTCCAACCCTGTCCAGCAGCTGGATCAAAGAAGGAACAGAGAACATTGATAGAACTCTTGCAGTGCAGAGCTCCAACAGCCACCAGTTCATTTGCAACTTCTTCTATAGTCAGGCATGGACGCGGCCAATGCCGATCTACAGCGTACCAGGCATTGAGACCATCTAAGGGGGTGCAAAATGGGCCTGTTATCAGGATTAACGACATGGCTGCCGATCGTATCGGGCGGCCTGTCGATCGCAGGACAGATGAAAAACCTGTTCAGCAACACAAGCGGAAGCACCAGTAGCGCCATGGGACAGCAGGGCATGAACACAAATGTAAGCAGCGGAAGCACCAGTGGAACAACCAGCGGAACCACGACCGCAAGCGGTGGAAGTGTAACAACAGGCAACACCGGTGCACTGGGTTCAATCCTGCAAACAGCAATGGGAAGCCCGACCGGAAACAACGCAGGACAGGCGGCAGGGTTCAACGCAGGACAGGCAGCAACGGCAAACAACCTGCAAACAGGTATGTGGAGCTACGCAAACGGCCTAAACATGCTGTCAAACATCGTTGCGAACGGTCTGAACCTCGCAAGCCAGACAAGCGCACAGAAATACAACTCTGCAGAAGCAGCAGCACAACGAGCATGGGCCGAAAGAATGAGCAGCACCGCATACCAGCGCGGCGTGAAAGACCTGAAAGCAGCAGGCTTGAATCCAATCTTAGCAGCATACAACGGATACGGAGCAAGCACACCGTCAGGCGGCACAGCAAGCAGCGGAATGCAGAGCTTTTCACACACTCAGAGCGCAGCCATCCCAAGCGCACACACGGCGACGATGCAAAGCATGTACGATTATGGCAACAACACGGCACAGTTCCTGCAAAACGCCATGAGCGCAATAAACACAGCAAAACAGTCAAACGAATGGTACAGCGCAGAACAGATGCAACAAGCAACAAGTCAAATCATGTCGAGCAGCGCACAACAGATCAGCAACCTAAACCAGCAGAGCAGCCAACAGAGCAGCAGCACGACACGAGGAAACGAAAAGGGCATCAGCGGAGAAGGCCACGGAGACATTGAATGGAACCCGGGGCACACAGCAAGGAATAGATAGTTGACAGACACAGAAAAGAGGTGTATAATATGGGTGTACTAATCACACACCTTACCTAGAAAGGGGTATAATCATGAAAAGCCAAGTAGCAAAGAGAATCAACATAAATCTTACACAGAAAGATCTAGACAATTTAAACTGGGCAACAGAAAACATCTGGACAGGAACAGAGAATCCAAGAAAAGCACAAGCAAGCGAAATAATCAGAGACGCACTACAGATATATGTAGAAACAATGGGAAAAGACAACAATAATCCATGAGGAAAACGAAGAGAACGAAAAATTTTGTGTCAGTGGGCCCCAATAACATCAAGAAGGGTTATTGGGGCCCACTGAGGTAAAGAGGGTGAAACATCCATATGGGGTGCACAAGACCTTTGGTAAGATTCGCAGACGGCGAAATAACGACACTGAAAAAGTATCTGCTGGCAGGAAAGAGACACAACAGCCAACTCAACATTGAAGGACCATTCTTGGAAGAAAGCCTAGAAAAAAAGCTGCTGCGAAAGCTGAAAGATGAAAATGCACAAATCCTGCCATGTGGACACTGTGCCGGCTGTAAAATGCAAAATGCAAGCAGCTGGGCAAATAGAATGGAAATGGAGCTTCCATACCACGACAATGCGTGGTTTTTAACACTTACGTATGACAACGAACACGTGCCATGGTCTTACAATCAGGGTTTAGGCGTTAACAAAAAAACTGGCGAGATCATCATAGAAAACTTAACACTCAACTATGAAGACATGCAAAAATTTTGGAAACGGCTAAGACGCTGGTTAGAATACCATGAAAGAAATACCGGGAAACTGATGTACTACCAAGCTGGAGAGTACGGAAGCCAGACACACAGACCACACTATCATGCGATCGTGTACGATCTGCCGATAAAACCGGAAGAACTGAAAATCTACAAACAGAAAAACGGCTTCAGATACTACAATGTTGACTGGTTAACAAAACTTTGGGGTATGGGTCACGTGGTGGTAGCACCGGCAGAATGGAAAAACATGGCATACACAGCAAGATACACAACAAAAAAGATTTACGGCAAGGATTCAAAAAAATATTATGAAGAACTAGGTGTTTTGCCGGAACGCTGCATGATGAGCAAAAATCCTGCGATCGGAATGCGGTACTATGAAGAACACAAAGATGAAATCTATGCAAAAGATGAAATCCAACTGAAAAATGGAAGGAGAACGAAACCACCAAGATATTTTGATAAACTCTTTGATCTGGAACATTCAAACAGTAAACCGCTATCAGAAGCAGAAAGCGAGACGATAGAAGACACAATAATAAAAGCCGAATCTGAAGAACTGAAAGCAATCAAAAGAGAACGCCGAAGAATCGCAAACGACGCGCTATTTGCTCAGCTCAAACAGACCGGCTTAACCATGCAAGAATATTATGATGTGAAAGATCGAAAAAATCAAGATAAATTTAAAAAACTTATCCGGGAAGAAATCTAAAAGAACGGCTGAATAAAGGGAACAGGACGGCGTGACACAAAAAAGTTACGTCGTCCTTTTCATGCGCGACCCAGCGCGCACCGGACGACCTCTAGGAAAAATAGTGCTTGACAAGTGTATAAAAGAGGTGTAGAAAGGATGGTGCTTAAACCATGAAAAGTTACTATAAAGAACACGTAGAAGATTGTGCAGCAACTCTTTACGACGGCGGATGGAGAAGCACAGACAAAGAAGAAATAAAAAAAGAGTACAACATGGATGAAGAATGGGCAGAAGCAATCTGTGAAAAACTCAAAGAATACGAAAACAAATAATGCAAACATTAAAAACGTGAGGTTGATGAAAATCAGCCTTGCGTTTTTTTTTTTTTTGGTAAAATGAGAGAAAAAGGAGGTGGTATCATGGCATACCGCAAGACCGTAAAACCGAAGATCGACAAGAAAATTTTCACCAACACCGCAAAGAAAACCAAAAA